CGCAATGCAGATAAATGTTGTACCAGCTGGTCTGCCTTGTATGCGGCTGAATGCGCTCAAGATTTGGCGTGTCGTGGTCCGTCATGTTTTTTGCTACCCACCAGCGGACCAGATACTTGTTGCCAATTACCAGATCGGGACTGGTGGTACTGGCCCAGCTAAGCGCAGCGGGCAGGTAGCGATTTATTATTTTCAGTATGAGTTTGCGCATCAGATAACCCGTGATCGCATAAGCTGAGGAATCCAGCACTCATCGATGGGAGCTGCTTCGGTTTTTTCATCGAGCAGGATTACCAGATCGCGTTTTGCTTTCCCGCGGTGGTCATAAGCAAAGTCTTCGTTGTCGTAAAGCTCGGCACCGACAGCCAGAGCGGTGGGCACATTAATGCGGTTGTAGAAGTTCTCCTGCGTGGGTCTCCAGTATTTTGCAACTCGCGTCTGGCAAAGCTCCATCACGTGATCAAGAATCTCAACGGATTGATACACAGATCGTCGCGGGTTCAATGAGCGCGCAGCGCACCACCCTACTATTTTCTGTTTTGATTTTTCATCCAGTGCGCGGAACTCGATAAAGCTGTTCACCTCATCATCGGTGTGCAGCCAGTCAAGGTTGAGCTTTTTGCGCAGACCATTGAGCTCTTCAAAGGCTTGGTTGGCTCTAAAATCCAGTGATCCTTTTGCGGTTTCTGTAATGCTGATGGCCAGAGGTGCGAGGAATCCAGCGTTGGTGAGACTGGCCCACGCTATCGAGAACATCATCAGCTCATAAGCAATATCGGAGCTGTACGCAAGATCAATCTGAACTGCTGCCAGATGCGCAGCAATCAGATCGCTGGTGAGTGCCTGACTGTATTCTATTTTCAACGGCTGAGGCACACCGGGGTCGTCTTCGCTGCTATCCGAATCATTATCATCATCACCGGCATTGCTCGGCGCTTTCACGTCGATTTCGGCAATCTCGTCTTTTTTAACGAAGCCGCGCTCGATGAACAGCTCGCCTTTATAATTAAGTGTCAGCACGCAGCCGGCATAAGCCATCTGCTTTTTAGAAAAACTGGATCCTTGCTCAATCGCGGTCTCAATCTCTTCCTCTTTGTTGGAAATTTCATCCTCCAGCGCGTCCAGCTCATTGAGCAGTACCTTTTCAGCTTCTTCATAGTCCGCTGCTTTCTCATCGAGATCTTCCATCCTGACGTAAGCAGCGGTATGGCGTTTTTCAAGTACAATCAGCGCCTCCTGCAGCGCGACTGGCTCAGCTGTGAACTCCGGAGAAAGTCGAAGTGGAAACTTAATCGGCGCATTGTAAAAATTCAGATTCACATCAGCCCATTTCCATCCAGCGTCGACCAGCTTTTCCGATTCCGCTTCAAATTTCTCCGTCACCAGCTGCTCGATCAGATCCGCGCTGTGCAGGTAGCTGATATCGTTGAACAGGTCGCTGGTTATAGTTCCGCCAGCAGCCGTGTAGGCGTCAATACCAACAAACTGCACTAACTTATGGTTGGATTTGTAGCCTCGTTGAGTAAGATTTTCGCGGATCGCCTGAGCGTATAAATTATGGCCGTTGTTTAGGGCGTGATAGCACTCGAGCTGCTCAGTGTGATCATCACTCAGGGTGAATGCTGACAGACTGTCGATACTAAGCTCGCCGGCACGGCAAAGCTCGCGCAGCTCGGGCGCAACGCCGCCTAAAGAAAGACGTTTTTTGACATCAATGGTTGATTTTCCGAAGCGCCCAGCGATCGACTCGATCGGTAACTGCTCAATGAAATGCAGGCGGTGATACGATTCAAATTCATCGACTGGGTGCATCGCCTCGCGCAGCGTATTTTCGATCAGCGCGGCCTCTTCTGGATTCTCCGTTTTATCCAGGATGTAGCACGGCACTAGATAATCTTTAGGCAGCGCGTTCTCGGCAATCAGCTGAGAACTGGCACTGAATCGACGTGCTCCGGCGCGCACTTTATAAAGACCACGTGGCTCCTTTGTAACGATCAGATTCATCAGGATGCCGTGGCTGGCAATGCTCGCTTTGAGCTCTCGCTCAGCAGCGACGCCGACACTTGATCGACGAATGTTTTCAGGGCAGAGCCTGAGCTTGTTGTGCGGTATGGTGGTCAACGTACCCATGGGTCTATCCTCAGTAATTGTTATGGCTGATCAAACGTTTTTTTATAAATGGGACAACAAAGCAGGGCGCTGGCAAACAGGCACGCTACTAATACGGCAGGAGCTGCGCTCAGGAACCCGATCAAAGGGAGGCAGAGAATCATAGCCAGTCGTAATTTCTTTTTTGTCGGGCTCATAAAGACCTCACATTGCTCTTAAAATCGCGGACGGAGCGGGCAGTATCGAGTACGCCAAGACTGCGCTGGCAGGCATCAGAGTGGAGTGCGCGTGGCTATTGGAAAAGCCTCTGAAAACACCGTCATCAGTGAATATCGCGCGACATTTATGTATGAACCCTCTGCATTAATTATCAGATAATCACCTGATCGCGTAGCGGGCTCCGAGCCTAATTTGAAGTTCAATATCCCCATCGCTCGGGTTTTACTTAGTAGACTCATTGCTTGCCTCGTCGGTTTTTACTTGCTCAATCACTTCGCGCAGATATGACAGCCCTGCAGGTGTAACGAGCGTTACTGAATACTGTTTTTTCACACCGGATCTGCCTTTCTGAAACTCTCTGATATCCACTTCAAACAGTCCCTGCATCACCAGGTCCCGACGGGGCAACTTGTTCAGCGCGCCGATAATGCCCTTGTCTTTCAGTGTGCGGAAAAGGGTGTGCGAGCCTATGTTCAGGATCTCTGCTGCATCTTTTATCATCACTGCGTTACGCATGGGATTTGCTCCTGTGCTAACCTTTTAGGGTGTATAAAAATTGGAACGGTGAACTTATGGATAGGGAATTTCTTGAACAGATACACGCTGAAATGATCGTTTCATTTTCAGAGGCGCTGGCGATCGTTGTCGCGGGGATGGTTCGCAGCATGGATGCGCAGACGGTCACTGAGAACCTCCGTCATCAGATTCAGGCAGCGCAGCTGGTGGGCCCGGATCCTGACTCGCTGGCAATCCGGATTGCGTGCGAGTCGCTTGCGGCTGCTGAGGCTGAATTTTTGCACCAATCGCAACCATCGCATTAAAGCGACTGACGCCATCCCATGCAGGCAGGGATCTGAGGTATTCGGGAGCAAGGTTAGCTCTCATTCGCTTTGACCTCCGAATGGAACACCCAACGGTAGGCGCTGCACAGCGCCTGAGATCTCGTTGGGCCGTAAAAGATGATGTTATGCACGGTGGCGGTAAACAGGTTGGGGCGAATCTGTACACAGATCACAGGATGGTCTCCTCATCGGCGATAAAACGGCCCAGATCCGGATCCCACAACAGAACAAACTCATTGCGCCGGCCTTGTGTGCGACTGCGTCCGCGATTTCGGCTTGACCTGCCTTGCCTGCGCAGATGCTCGTCGCTGTCGATCGCAAAGTGTTCAGCCAGCACGGGCTGCAGGCCTGTGCCCAGCCAGGTGATCAGCATGAGTGAAAGAAAACGCAGAAACCCGGACTGGAAGGCTTTGCTGATCAGGTGAGGGGTGTTGTGTGCGTGTAGTCGGCCCTTGGCGGATTCGCGCAGGTTTTCGACGTTGCGAGGCGTGCAGTTTATCTCTCTGGCTATGCGCTTAGAGCATAATCCCAGTGCGGTATAACCAACAACCAGGCCTTCCCTTGGGGGAAAACCCGTAATGAGCAGGTTTTGAAGCTGGATCGGTTGGGGTTTGTTCATGGTTCCACCCGCAATTAAGTAAGTGCGAGTGAAAATATACGCTATGTTTGCATAAGTCAAACATTTTGTTTATTCGATTGATGCGAAGGCCGTCTGTCTTCTAGCTCTGAGTTTCTTATCAATCAATTTAAGTACGATTTCTTCTATATAGACATTTCTTTGTTTGGCCTCTGGCGCGATGAGAGCTTCAACTGCGGCATCGATGAATTCACGGGCTGTGGGTTTTCTTATTCCTAGCTGCCTGCGATCTTCCTCATTTTGGATCACAGCCCACCAACTCTCTATTGCGGGGATCGCTTTGCGTAATGGCTCTGGAAGTCTTTCAGAGTTCACTTCAATGAAGTTTTTCGCGTCACGCGAAGAAATATTCTTTGCTGCCTGGGGATCTATTAATTCACAAAAATAAATTTCCACTTCTGTGGTTGGTCCGCTTCTCCATCTTTCTTGGTTGATTGTATCAGCCATCAATCGTGCGACAAGGTCGAGGCCTTCGGTTTCACTCTTGTTTTCGCATTCGACTTCAAAGAATGCAAGTATCATCTGATCATGTTCATCTACGCTTTGTATCGTTCCAATCACGTCTGACGCCATTCCTTTGGTTATGCTGCGCTTGCTGCTTACTTTGAAGCCGTCTTCTTTTAATCGCTGTAATTGATTCTGAGTAACAGCTTCATGACGCCATGGTTCGCTGGTGAAGGGTTTTGGTTCGTTTGGCTCCCATCGTTTTAATAGCAACTCTTTGTGTCTGGCAAGCGCAACCTTTGTGCTAGGTGTCAGGCCGCGAAAGTGGGATCGCACTGGATCGGAGCTCTTCGACCGACTAACGAAATAGTAAACTGGCAACGATACTATCAAGACTAAAATAATTATCTCAATCACGGTTGATTCCTTTCGTAAGTTATAGTGGTTTTCCTGTGAATGCCCATATTACTTTGCCAACAATACTGATCTCAAAGAGTTCACTTTTTAAGATGGTGTAGGCTTTGTAATCGGGGTTGTCGCTGCTTACCTGGATGCGGTTATTCACCATTTTCTCTAGTCGTTTAATGAATATTTCTCCGTCACGTAGTAGGACATACACCCCATCCCCGTCAATTGTGTTTATTCCTACGTCAACCAACAATGCGGCTCCATCCGAAAACGTCGGGTGCATGGAGTTTCCTCTGCCGGTCATAAGTTTCAAATTAGAGAGCTTGGTGTAAATGAGACTGGCGGCAAGCCAGCGACGTGATAGTTGTAGACTTGAAATCACGATTTCATGGTCTGGGGCGACTTTCCCGCCGGCCATGCCTCCTTCGACGTTATACAAAGGAATTTGAACATTATCCTCTTCTTGGCAGATCAGCCCTTTGAGTAAATCCGAATAGCTCCAGCCAAAAACGCCCGCAATTTCTTCAATTCGATCTTTTGGTATTCGCCGATTGCGCCAATTATTGATTACTTGAGTTGTGGTTCCTAATTGTTCGGCCAGCCATGCTTTGCTCCTATCCATAGAGGCTAGGTGTCGCTCGATTTCTGTAAATAACTGATCTGTATCCATAAACAATATGTTTGCACGCCTTTTCCAAGTTGGCTATATTCAAAAAGTTTGCTTTAGATAAACATCATGTTTATGATCTGTGCCCATGAATAAAGAAATTTCCAGAGCTATAAGCATCACCGGCGGACCAGCAGCATTAGCTGCAAAGTTGTCGGATCACATGTCTTTGTCAAAACCGCTCACTCCTATGGCTGTTCGCCAATGGGTTACACGGGGTGTGCCGGCTGAATACTGCATACCAATTGAGCAAGTCTGCGTAGATTTGGTTTTTAGGCATCAGCTAAGACCAGACCTTTACCCGCCGTGCGATTACAATTTTTTATCTGGTGGATCGTGACTGCTTCAGTTGGTTAAATTTTGGCTGTTCGTTCGCACCGTAAACATTGGAAAAATTACACGAAAAGTCTTGAGGTACGGTGAAACCGCTCTCACCGCAACAGAGTGGTAACAGCAAGGAGGGTGAGCCATGTGAATCGGAGCAAGTCGGGCTGCTGGAGCCTCGGAACAGAATCCAGCTGACCTGCGAAGGCAGGGCGTATCTAAGAGGGTCCTGCAGTTTTTGCGGTCAGACTCATTAACACACCGGATAAGTTGTAGGTGGCAGGGCTCTCTTAGATGTGTAAATGCGAAGTGGTAATTCGTGAAGTTGTCTGCGGGGCTCAGACATTAATCAAGCCCTGTGCTGGTTGGTGCCATGGGGACACGAAAGTCGAAAGACCGTGACGAGCCCTGAACTCACTAGCGCCGGGATAACCGCCGGCCACACATTGAATTGATGAAATCGCAGCATATAGCGTTAGCAGTAGATCAGAAAGTACAGATAGAAGCAGCGGGTTAACACCAGGGTAAACCCTGAAAGTTTTACTAAAAATAACGGCAAAAGCCGACACGCAAGGAGACGCGCATGGACACCAACCAAAACAACTTTTGCTCTGATTGGTTAGGCGCAGGGGTTCGGCCGGTATGTCATGCGAAAAAGCTGCTTAGTAGCTTTTTCGATAATGCCCTCGCTGCGTTACCTCTGTTTAAGTTTTGAGAGCCAGATTATGGATGACATTGATCGCGCAAATGAGAGCTTGCAGGCACAGACTGACAGAATGGAGCAGGGCATCCGCCGGCGCAGAGAGCTGCAGGATGCTGCACCCAGATGCACAGAGCGCGATTGCAATGATTGCGGCTATCCAATTCCCGCGCAGCGCTTAAAACTTTTACCGTGGACTCTCCTTTGCTTTGATTGTCAGTCATTTGTGGAGCTTCGCAGATGATTGATGATGTACTGAGCCAACTGCGTGACTATGGATTGATCATCGATCAACCGGAGATCGGCAAGCTCAAGCGTGTTGATGTCAAAGGGGACAGACCTCACAGTAAAAATGGCTGGTACTCATTGTTCGAATTCGGGATATCAACAGGTAAAACGATCATCACCGGCGCGTATGGCAGCTGGAAAAAAGGCGATTCTCAAAAGGTCTGGCTTAAAGGACTGGGGGCAACGAAAGACGAACGGGCACAGATAAATGCGCGCATAGCTGAGAACAAACGGATCGCGGAAAATCTTCGCACTGAAGCTGCCGGCAAGGCTGCAAAATCCGCATGGAGATACTGGGAGCGATCGGCACTATCATCCGGTGATTCCGATTACCTGGCACGCAAAATGGTGAAAGGCCACGGAGTCAGGTACAGCAAAGCAGGGGCCGTAGTGGTGCCCCTTTTTAATGTCTACGGATCCGTGATGGGTTTGCAGTTCATCAATAACAAAAAGGATGAAGGGGGGCGCGATAAATTCTTTTGGCCTCCAGGTATGTCGGTGGCTGGAAACTTCTTCATGGTTGGTGAAGTTAAATCTGGCAAACCAATCTGTATCGCCGAAGGATATGCCACCGCGGCCAGCATACATGAATCGACTGGGTACCCGGTTGCAGTGGTTTTTAACAGCGGAAACATTGTGCCGGCATCACATGCTATCCGCTCATTACATCCAGATTGCCCAATGCTCTTCTGTGCTGACGACGACTGGCGCACTACCGACCCCAAAGGGCTGCCGTACAATCCAGGGCTCGGTCAGGCAACAAAAGCCACACTGGATCTCAAGGGCTATTTAGTAAAACCTAAGTTCAAAAACCGCAAAGATGCTGATGTTGATTTCAACGATCTGCATGTATCTGAAGGCCAGCAGGCGGTTCGTGAGTGTTTTAAGCAGGTGCAATCGGAGCTCAACCACTGGCGGCAGAAACTAAAACGCACTGGTACAGGGACTCTGTGCGCGGATCCTCGCAATATCTATATGATTCTCTCTAACGATCAGGCATGGGCTGACGTGCTTGGCTTCTGTCAGCTTTCATATCGAGTAATCAAGCGAAAAACGCCACCGTTCCCACAGGGGGCGCACAAGCCAGCCAACAACGAATGGATCACTGATGATACGAATCGCACTGACGTTTGGCTTGCTGAGCACTATGGCATATCCGCTCATGACAGCGCGCTGGAAAAGGCAATCGATATGGTTGCCCGTGATAATGCCTTTCATCCAGTAAAGAATTTCCTAAAGTCATTGCGTTGGGATAAGCAAATGAGACTGCATGGATTTGCTGCCGATTACTTGGGCGCTGAGGATAACGCATACGCGTCAGCAGTCAGCCGCAAATGGTTTTTGGGTGCCGTGGCCAGGGTAATGATGCATCCGGTGAAGGTAGATAATTTGCTGATCCTTGAAGGCGACCAGGGCCTTGGTAAGTCAACCGTGTTTTCCATACTTGGCGGCGACTGGTATTCAGACACGCACTTTCAACTGGGCGACAAAGATGGGTACCAACAGATGCAGGGTGTCTGGATCTGCGAGCTGGCGGAACTTGATTCATTTAACAAGGCCGAAAGCAGTCGTGCTAAAGGTTTTTTCAGCTCAGCGACTGACCGGTACCGGCCGGTTTATGATCGACGTGCGCAGGATTTTCCCAGGCAATGTGTCTTTGGTGGGACCACGAATCAGGAAGCTTACTTCAAAGACTTCACTGGCAATCGACGCTACTGGCCAATCAAATGTACTGAGATTGATCTGGAGTCCCTGCAGGCTGATCGTGACCAGCTTTGGGCGGAAGCCTATCACTGGTATCAGATGGGTGTGGCATGGCACGTTTTGCCTAATGAGGTTGATTTGTTCCAGGCAGAGCAGGAAGACCGGCTGGAAGTTGACAGTTGGGAAACATTGATTCAGGACTGGGTTGAGGATGCCGGCCAGATTCAAACATCTGCTTTTACTCTGGCTGAAATATTTATGGGGGCGTTGAGAATGGAGCCCGCGCAATTCAGAAAGCCTGAGCAGCTGAGGCTGGCGCAGATCATGCAGAAGCTTAACTGGCATCGAGTCAAACGAGGAAGAACCCCTGCCAGCGGCAAGCATGACCGGGTTTGGAAGTATGAGCGCGTAAACAACTTAGGAGAAAAGTGATGGGGATATCAGTGTTACGTTTACTTTCACCACGCGGAATTGATTTCCAGTCCACCGGGCGCGGTGGCGTCCCTGACATTACGCCCAGCGTGGTTGCGGCCGCCCTGGCAAACGGGTTAGGCTCCTACCCCGTGAATTTAGCTTTATATCTGTACACAGGAGACTCTAAGGCCCGAGCGGTTTTAGAGTACGGTGTTCGTCAGGCAATCATTTGTGAGGGATCCACTATGGACCCCGTGGTGCTTGATGGTTTGGTTCGTTCCGCTATGGGCGAACTGTTTGATCATACTCGATGCAGCACGTGCAACGGCTCAGGTATGGTCTATAGCGTGCCCCTAAAGACTGGTGAGACCCATGGGGCAGTGGTCTCTTGTACTAAGCAGAGACGGGTGCTGACGACGTGCCTGAAGTGTGAAGGTCACGGGGTCGGTAAGTGGTCCGACTTCAAGCGAGCAAAGGCTGCTGGCTTGAACGGTAGATCCTATTCCCGGCGTTATTCTGCAGCGCGTTCTGCAGGGTTGCGTGCCGTGCGGGCCTGGCAATGCGATCTCACTTCGCATCTGGAGGCCGAGTTAAAAGAAGTGGATGACTGACAAGCTGCTGTAGCACTGCAACGGAAGCACAGGCTGCGGCACGTCTACATGGATGTTTTTTAAAATTCCCTTATCTGGGAAGGTTTTTCTTTGCGCCTAATTTTTGCAATCGATGTTTTGTCCCAACCTCGTTCCCGACTGGGACGCCCACAACCCAGTAGTTGCGCGGGGTGTCCCAGGTGTCCCATGTGTTCTCTGTAAATACTAAAACCTTCCATAAATAGAATGTTACTAAGTTCAAAAGCGAATAATCTTTAAATCTTTGTGAATCCTGACACTTTACAAAAATAGATGGGACACATGGGACACCTGGGACACCCTGCATGGTTGCTGGCTACCCAGCGACCCATTGCATTAAAAAAGTGACCCATTCATGGGACACCCCTTGAAAAGCGCCAAGCAAAGATTGATTAACGCCTTGTCGCCATTGACGTGCGCGGATTTGAGACTAGAATTCCCATTGTGCGAAAAACCGGCCGGAGTAATCCAAGCCGGTTTTTTTTTGCGACAGGGAAAGTAACTCTTTGATTGCCCACTTCGGTGGGCTTTTTTACTTCTGATTTCCAATAAACGGACCAGCAATGGAACGCTTGATCAGCTTACTAAGGAGAATGGGTATGCGAGTAGATTTCAAGCTGCACCGGTTCTCCTCTGGCGATCAATGCACACTGGGTCTGATGCACCGGATGATCGGCGATCGCTTGGAGTTCCGCTGCTTCACGCTGGAAGATGAGCATCGAGATAAAAAGGTCAACGGCCAGACACGAATACCTGCGGGCAGCTATCAGATCAAACTGCGAACTGCTGGTGGTATGCATCCAAAGTATGCACAGCGGTACCCGTTTCATGAGGGCATGCTGTGGTTGCAAAACGTTCCCGGCTTCGAGTGGATCTATATCCACCCAGGCAATGAGCATACGCACACAGAGGGCTGCATTCTTGTTGGGAGAGGTGTGCGCGACAACCGATGGCGTGCTGGATTTTTGCAGGATAGCGTTGCTGCGTATGAGGAGATTTACAAGGAGATGGTCGCTGAGATAAATGGCGGCCGACAAGTTTATCTGACGGTTGAGGATATCGCGTAATGCCCGAATACCTGATAGGTCCGATGGTTGCAGTAATGCTGTTTCTGTTGGCGCAGGTAATAGTGTTTTTTATATTCCTGTGGCATCAGGCTCTTATGTTGAGATCAGTAAAACAAACTACTGATCATATTGCTGCGGATTTCGCTCGGTACGACAGAGAACATAAAGAAGATATTGATGTGCTTACCCGGCAACTTAACAAACACAGCATTACACTGGGTACGCACGACAGAGTACTGAGCCGGTTGCTTGGGACTTTGAACATTACAATACCAGACAGCTCTCACTAATGGACATCATTGAGACATGCGCGCATCTAAGTCTGGCGGTCTACAGTGAAACTGTTCCCGATAACGTTGGCGTGATTGGTTATGAGCGAATCTCTGATAGAAAGACAGAAACTTTCGGCATGGCTTATATCACGGCTGATAATTTGTACTTAGTTTTTCGTGGGTCTCAGAACAAAAAGCACTGGCTAAGCAATTTCAAAATTCTAAAGAAAAACCATTTTGGTATCCGAGCGCACAAAGGATTTTCGGAAGCCTCCGAATCAGTGATGGATCAGGTGCGCTCACTGATCGCTGAGTTTCCAAACCAGACACCGGTGCTATCCGGCCACTCACTTGGTGGAGCAATCGCGGTGCTGGTTGCTGTTGCGTTGAGACCAGCGCCAATCAAAGTCATTACATTTGGTCAGCCGCGTGTCAGCACTACTGCTGAATTGCGCCTGGCGCTTTACGGTGAATATCTGCGCGTGGTGAATGGCTCTGATGTGGTTCCGAGAAAACCCATGCTGGGTTATAGCCATGCAGGTTCATTGCTTTACCTATCAAATAGACAAAAGAAATTGATGGATCCCGGCAGCGTATTCCGGTTCTTCGATCGCTTACCCACGCTGTTCCAACGGGTCAGTGATCACGACATGGTTGATTGCATGATGGAGTATGAGCGATGCGTATAGCACTGATGTTAATTGCTTTGAGCCTGACGACTGCTTGCGGTTTTGTATCGCAGAACCTTAAAGATGGATACCAGCCCGGAGATATTACCGCTGGCCTGCAGGACGACAGAGCCTGGTATTGTGGTGATGGCTTGATGGGTATTCGAGCAGCAGCTCGGTTCGCGCTGAGATCAGTCGGCGTTCCTGTGTTGGACGTTTGCAAAGTCATCGATGTGATTGTCGATTCAGAAGTTGCGCCATCGGCTTCCGGGTCCGGTTCGGCGCAAAACTAAAAGGGTCCTTCCCAGCACCCTACAGGCATACGGGCGGTAGACTCGCAGATTTCGCCTAGTTTTGCAGCTCTATAGGGGGTTGTTACTGTATTCATATGAATTATAAGAGGTATTAACTTGTCCACTGTTGATCTTAGCGCAACCTCTACGCAGACCAACTTCGCTGCACTGGTTGGAGTCAGCCAGCAAGCGATCGCGGACAGGGTCAAGTCAGGTGTGCTGACTCGCGATGGGACAGTTGGCGAGTGGCTGTACTTGTATTGTGACCAGTTGCGCAAAGAGGCAGCTGGTCGATCAGGTGAGGCGCAAGGTCAACTGACGTTCGCCCGAATCGAAGAGTCAAAAGAAAATGCGGCAGAGAAAAAACAACGTCGCCTGGTAGCGGCCGGACAACTGCTGCAACTGGCTGACGTGCAGCACCTGCTGCTCGAGCTTCCTACCGTCGTCCGAACCCAGATGCTGCAATGCGCAGAAAAAATACAGGAAGGAATCGAGACGAAATACAAATTATCCCTTGAGGAAACTGATGTCGATGAACCCATACGTGCTGCCCTGCGACACATTGCAGATCGTGCAGCACAACTTCGCAAATCTTTTGATAGCGATAGTCGAGGAGTTGACACCGAAGCCGATACCACCAACCGCTGAGTGGGCTGAATCTGAATTTCGTTTGCCGCCTGAAAGCGGGGCAGTCATCGGGCTGTATGATCTACACGAATTCGTGCCGTACATGCTCGGCATTTTCGCTGCGCTTGATGACCCTGAAGTAAAAGAAGTCGTGGTTATGAAAGCCGCCCAAATGGGTTGGACGTTTGCGCTTATCGCCTGGCTGTTCAAGGTGATTCGGACCGCACCCTGCGCCATCGTTGGCATGTTCGCTAAGGAGTCAGCCGGCAAGGAGTTTAACGACGAAAAACTGGTGCCATGTATACGATCAACGCCAGCAATCAGTACTTTAATTGATGTATCGAAATCTCGATCAGCAACAAATACAACGTTATACAAATCGTTCGCAAACGGCTTTCTAAAACTGGTTGGATCCAGATCGATCAGCTCCGTTAAATCAACGCCGGCAAAGGTGGTGTTTGTTGAAGAACCGGATGATTCGATCGACAATTTGAAAGCACAGGGCAACGCGATTAAGTTGCTGTGGGAGCGAACCAAAAGGCAGAAGAACAGCAAACGTGTGATGGGTGGTACACCATCAATCACCGGCTTGTCAAAGATCGAAGATCACATTAAGCAGTCTGATAAAAGACAACTACCGATTGCGTGCCATGACTGCAACGAAACACATGTGCTGGATTGGGGCAATGTCAGTTATCTGTTCTCTGACGCGTCAGATGAAAACCACGAAGTGTACGGTAAAGCACTGCCTGACACAGCTGTCTACGTTTGTCCTTATTGCGGCAGTGCGTGGGATGACTATCAGCGCAAGTCAAACGTGCGCTCAACGGTACGTAAAGCAGAAGATGACGGCGATCCAAACTACGGCTGGGTGGCTACGGGCAGCTTTCACGGCATAGCAGGATTCGTTGATCTCTCAGAGCTGTACAGCTGTCTGCCCGGTGCCGGTGTGCCGGATCTTGTGCGTGACTATCTGGCTGCAGAATACAAAGCCTCCCGCGGCGATGAGACCGAACGTATTGTTTTCCAGAACTCCAAAATGGCCAAGTGCTATGAGTACCAAGGCAATCACGCTACAGCTGATCAGCTGCGCGACAAGGCGCTGGATTACCCGGAAAATATTTGTCCTGCAGGTGGGCTGCTGTTAACGATCGGCATCGATGTTCAACACAATCGAATTGCTGTTATTAAACGCGCGTTTGGCCGTCAGGAAGAGTCTTGGGGTATCACTTGGCAAGAGATCTACGCTGAGACATCGACAGCAGATAAGAGCGACCCAGTTTGGAGTGAGCTTGAAAGGGTTGTGTATGGCCCGGTAGAACACGAGCGTGGCGTGAGCATTTATCCCTCTGCGGTGTCGATAGATAGCTCGGATGGTAATACCAACGATGCGGTTTACAGCTGGGTGCGTGCGATGAGTGAGAAATATTCGCACATCCTGACCATGGCAATTAAAGGCTCGTCTGACCAGGCGGACCCGGAGATTTTTTCAACGCCTCGCGTGAAAAGCGTGGATCATAAAAACGCGAAGAGGCAGATTAAGGCTGATCGGTGGGGGCTTAAGATTTACCTGGTCGGTACCGGGAAAGCGAAGGATTATATTGCGGCACACATGAGGCTTGACGGTGTCGGATCTGGTCGCTATCACATATCAAAACATGTCAGGGCAGATTACTTCGACCAGGTCACAGGAGAAGTTAAAGCGCCACATAGAACATTGAGAAACCGCAAGGTCTGGCAACGCAAATCTGGCAGCGCAGTTGAGGCGTGGGATTGCGAAGTTTATGCCTTGCATGCAGCGCGAGCTCGCAGAGTGCATTTGAAATCACCAGATGACTGGAATTTAATTGAGCAAAAGCTACTGCAATCTGATCTTTTCAGCGAGCCGGTTGCCGAGGTCAAGGAGCTAGTAGATGAATCACCAGCAACAGAGCTGCCATCTCAGACAGTAACAACCAAAAAGCCAGTCGTTATGCAGCAACCGATTGCCGCACAACAGATGCCGTCAATCCGAATACAAGTAAAACCAGACCCATCACCACGTTCGTCGCTGGCTGATTTAGCGCGCCGGATGAATAATTAATCAGGGAAAAACATGAGTACAGCAACCGATCTGGCCGAAGCAAGCGCGGCATATCACAAGCTGCTGACCGGTCGCGCCATCGTCAGCATTACCGTTGACGGCGAAGTAACACAGTATGGTCAGGCTGACCGAGCAGCTCTCAAATCATACATAGAAACACTGGAACGAAAGATTGGCACTACCACAGGTCGTCGCAGGCCAGCAGGGGTTTACTGATGCAGCAGCCCAAAATCAACATTATAAACCCAACAACAAACAAGTCGTTTTCTGCCAGCGCGTTTACTGGCGCCGGGGCTGGGTTCGGTGGGCAATTACGCGGCTGGTCAACCAGCGCTCGCACTGTCGATTCCGCACTGCTGCCGACACTTAAGACAGGCAATGCCCGTGCTGATGACCTGGTTCGTAATCACGGAATCGCACAAGGTGGTGTGCAACTGCACATCGATAACATCGTTGGGCATCTTTTTCGATTGAGCTCAAAGCCGCGCTGGAGATCGCTGGGTATATCCGAATCTGATGGCCGGATGCTGGCTGATGACATCGAAGCAGTCTGGATGGAAATCGCAGAGGATCCAGTGGGCTGCTGGCTGGATGCCGAGCGCAAGCGAACGTTCACAATGCTGGTTCGCGAAGGCATCGGCACACACACTACGCACGGAGAAATTACATCTGCCGCGGAATGGATAGTAGACCGTCCGTTATCAGTGCCTCGCACTGCTATCAAGGTAGTAAGCGCGCACCGGATTTCTAACCCGAATAACTTGCCAGACAGCGCTTCGGTTCGCGGGGGTGTGCGGCACGATAGCAATGGCGCTGCTGTGTCGTATTTTATTCAGAGCATGGCAGAAAACGCGCTTGGTTTTGGTGATGGGCTTGGTTATAACTGGAACGAAGTTTCACGTGAAACATCCTGGGGTCGCCAGCAGTTTCTGCATGTGTTCGAGCCAACTGATGATGGCCAAAGTCGGGGCGCAAATAAGTTCCTGAGCATCATGGAACAGCTGCATATGCTCAGCAAACTGCAGAACACCAAGCTGCAAAATGCGATCGTTAACGCAATGTACGCTGCGACCATCGAGACCGAACTCGGTGGTGATGCCGCAATGGAAATGATAGGTGGCGAAAACGGGCTGGACGAGGGCAAGCTGACAAACTATCTCACGCAGATAAACGCATACCACGAGGGCGCGAACATACGAATGAACGGCGTCAAGGTGCCACACCTACTGCCAGGAGAGCACCTGGATCTGAAGACCTCGCAACAGGCTGATAATGGCTACTCGGATTTTGAAGCCTCACTGCTGCGGTATGTGGCTGCAGGGCTGGGCGTGAGCTATGAGCAGCTCGCGAGAGATTACAGCAAGACAAACTACTCATCGGCTCGTGCGTCAATCATGGAGTCCTGGCGCTATTTCACGGGTAAGCGAAAAGTGATCGCGTCCCGATATGCGAGCATGATCTATACGCTGGTGCTCGAAGAGATGATTCAGCGCAAATGGATAACGCTGCCCAGAAAAGCGACTCGCAATTTCTACGAAGCTAAATCCGCCTGGTCAAATGCTGAGTGGATTGGTTCCGGACGGATAGCCATTGACGGACTCAAAGAAGTCAAAGAGGCGGTGCTGAAAATTGAGTCTGGCTTGAGCACTTACGAGAAAGAGATCGCCCTGTTAGGTGATGACTATCAGGAGATATTTGCGCAGCAAGTCCGCGAGGTTGCTGAGCGACGAACTGCAGGCCTGCCGCCTCCATCCTGGATGAATGTGATGGCACTGGATCCGGATCAAAACGAATCAGCCGAAGCTGGTAATCAGAGGTAACAATCAATGCAGAATTTTTCTCATTTAGCGGCTCGCGTGCTCAACACTCCATTGCTCCTGGAGCCGTCCTATGCTCGAGTGTTCTTCAATGCGCTCTCTTCGCGACTTGGCATAACGCAGATACAGGATCATGCCGGGCTTGTCACTGAACAAGAGACGCTCAAGGTCACACGGGGTGGTGATCTGATGGCTGATGGGTTTGGTGGCTCGGCGCATAACGTAGATGCTCCTTATACGTTGCACGCCGGTGTGGCAGTACTGCCAATCAGCGGCACGCTGGTACATAAGCACGGCTATCTGAGGCCGTATAGCGGCATGACAGGGTATGACGGCGTAGTAGCCAGAGTTGCCCATGCAGCAGGCAATCACCAGGTGAAAGGCATTCTGCTTGATTTTGACACGCCGGGCGGCGAGGTGGCTGGCTGCTTCGATGCCGCGCAGAAGATTCGCTCGATCGCCTCTGCTGCCGGCAAGCCACTGTGGTCACTGTGTTACGACATGCACTGCTCTGCGGGTATGGCCCTTGCCAGTGCTGGCAGTCGCCGGTTGATCACACAAACGGCGGTTGCTGGCTCGGTGGGCGTGCTGATGGCGCACGCGAGCTTTCAAAAGCAACTGGAGGATGAGGGTATAAAAGTCACGCTTATTCATTCAGGCCAATTCAAAGTTGATGGCAACCCGTACGAGGATCTGCCCGCAGATGTATTAAACAAATTCCAATCAAAATCCGATGCTCTACGGAACGAATTTGCCGGACTTGTTGCCTCCATGCTCAACATGGATATTGCAGCAATACTGGCAACGGAGGCAGGCACTTATCGAGGGCAAGACGCTATCGATATAGGTTTTGCTGATCAGCTTGTCAACGGCAATGACGCTGTTGATGAATTCATAGATTACCTGTCCAACCAAGGCAGCACATTAACTCTCGGAGGACCGTCCATGTCTAAAGATACAAAGCAACCCGTTGCCGCCCAGCAACCCGAAACCGCATCGGCAACAGCCGAGAATCCACCCACAGCAACAGAAATTTTCGGCAGTGTTGGAGCCGTTGATCCTGGCGCCATTGCGACCAGTGCAACAGCTGAGCGCGCTCGGGTTGAGCAGATCCTTGGCTCGGATGAGTCAAAGGGTAAAGCAAAACTTGCCAATCATCTGGCGTTCAAGACCGATCTTAGTGCTGATGCTGCAATCGCCGTGATGGCAGAGGCCGCCGCAGATGGCAGTGTGTCCGGTGATAACACGCTGCTTGATGCGGCGATGGCATCAACGAGACAACCTAATGCCGGACTGATTGCCGTGCCATTGGGTGACTCTGCATCACAAGCTGCTGCGATTATGGGTGACTATCACGCAGCAACAGGAAAAAGCAAAAAGTAACAAACAACTGCAACAAGAAAGATAACCCCAACTTATTTAATTGTCGGAAAGAGGAATCAATATGAACACTGCATTAGCCGGATCCAGCACTGAGACCTCAGCGGATAACCCGCTGGTTATAGGTGGCACGATTGCAACAAATAAAGGCACGCTTATCACAGGTCAGAACCTGACCGCAGGCACAGTGCTTGGAAGAATTACAGCAAGCGGAAAGCTGACAAAAGCAGTACAGGCTGCCGAAACCGGACAGCAGAAGCCAGTTGGCATTCTGGCACATGACTACAATGCCGCTGCTGCCGATGCTATCTGTCAGTATTACTACAGCGGCGAATTTAACAGCGCAAATCTGGTATGGGAAGCCGGCTTCACAGCTGCACTCCAGGCCTCCGCATTTGATGGCACGCCAATCGCAGTTAAGACCCTGGCATAACCGCAACAACTTGTAACTCTCAATCAATCAAACGTATAACTTTACTTGAATAAGGACCCATTATGGATACCACGACCCTGCTCGCTTTGATCGCCGGACTGATGAGACATGACACGTTTCTTCTTAACCTGATATTCCCAAATGTTGTGACATTTGGTACCAGTGAAATCGCTTTTGATCAGCTGGATGAAACACACAAACTGGCTCCTTTTGTATCTCCGTACGTGGCAGGTAAGGCGCGGTCCTCTGAAGGTAGCGTTTTGAGAAAACTAAAACCAGCTTATGTGAAACCCAAAAACGTTGTGGATCCTGAGCGCGTTCTGGTGCGTAAAGCTGGAGAAGCTGTGGCGGGCAGTCTGACGTCTGAGCAGCGCGCCAATGCGATTCGTGTCGATATCCTTGATCAACAGCGGCGGCAGATCATGAGCCGAATGGAGTGGATGGCGGCGCAACTGCTGCGCACTGGAAAGATATTGGTCTCTGGTGACGATTACCCAACTGTTGAAGTTGATTTTGGGCGTGATTCCGATAATACGATTGCGCTTTCAGGTGGTGCTCGTTGGACAGTGGAGGCCAGCCGTGATCCTAATGCGGACCTGCGCGACTGGATGAGATTGATGGACGCGCCATGTACGCACATCATCATGGGCGGGGAGGCGCTAAGCCTGTATCTGTCTGACGAGAAAACCCAAAAACTGATTGACTCTCGTAGAGGTTCCGCGACTGTGCTTGAGATGGCCCCATCTCAAATGTTTGCCACTTTTGTGGGTCGCCTTGGCGCCGGTGGCCCGGAGATCTGGGAGTACTCTGGCTGGTACCACAACGAGGCGGGCGAGAAGACAACGTTCATCGCTGAAGACGAAGTGCTGCTGGTCTCAACGGGTGCGCCTGGTGTGCGCGCGTATGGCGCGATCCTGGATGGGAAGGCCAATTATCAAGCCTTGGAAATGTTCCCCAAAAACTGGGTCAGCGACGACCCAGCGCTTGAGTACATCATGACTCAGTCGGCGCCTTTGCCTGTACTACCACTGATCAACGCCAGTGTTTGCGCGAAGGTAACTGCAGCCGCTTAATCGGGAATAAAACCTTTAGTAAAGATAGCCAATTAAAAGCCCGTCACCAGCTTTGGAGGCGGGCTTTTCTCAATATGGATGGAAAAAAATGCCAAAGTATATAACAACGAAAAGAATTGAAACACGTGCCGCTGATAAATCAAAAACAATCATTCCAGCCGGAACTGTTGTTGAGGTATCGAAGAAAATAGCACTCGGCTCAGACGGTTTGTACATGCTGGTGCCGGAACAATCGGATGCCAAGTTGACACCTAAAAAAGGGAAGGGTCCTGTAAGTCCGGCTAAAACCGGCAACCAATCCAGTTTGCTGAATGATGACGGCTTGGATGGTGGCGACGGCGATGATGCTGGTGGTGACGATGGTGATGATGCTGGTGGTGACGATGGTGATGATGCTGGTGATGAATCCGGACAAGGTGCCGGCGAGTAATTATGTCGCTTCGTGATGAGCAAATACAGGCAGCCCGCGATGCGCTTGATATCGCGGGCGAACCTGTTTCTTTCCGGGCTACAGCAAATGCCGCCGTGACTACGATTCAGGCGAAGATAAAGCACGGCGTTGAGATCTACGATGCTGAGGGAAGAACTAAGCGAGTCACCATTCTAAGCGCGATAAAAAGCGATGTTGCTGCACTGAGTAAATCGTCAACGTTTGAGGACGGAGCGGGGGATGTTTTCAGGTATCTGGAAACACTTCAGGATAACAACATCCGGATCCGGCTGTTAGTGCAGAGAAACGCGAGTGTTCAGCCGTGATAAGTCTTAAGTTCAGCTTTGATGATCTGGCTGCGGTACGGGCTTTGATTGCACCGGAAGTTTATCAAAATGCTCTGAATGCAACCGTGAAACGGTTATCTGATCAGGTGGCCACGGTGATCAGTCGGGAGGTTCGCGCAAACTATCCTCTCAAGCAATCAGATATCAATAAAGTTCTCAGGCGCGGGTTTAAAGCGACAGGGGCAATGCCCGAGAGAATTCTTAGTTATTACGCAGCCAGGGTGTCACTTCGACACTTCGCCAGCAAGGCGTCACCCAAAATTAAAACAGCTCGTGGTGTTCGCTATGGCGTCAAGGTCAAGATCCGCAAGAGCGCACCCCTAAAGATTAAGCGTACAGCGTTCAAGGGAAAGTCGCGAGCAGGTGATATTGACGGCGGCGGGGCTGAGCAGATTTTTGCACGTATTGACCAAAACAACAGCGCTTCGAAACTAAAAAAGCTGACTGGTCCAAGTGCCTCTCAAATGGTCAGAGGCAAGCACGTTATCGCGGCCGTGGATAAATTCCTTGAGGAGAACCGGGACAGGATACTGCAGCAGAACATTTACCATTTTCTGCAAAAACACAGAGGTGTACGGTGATAAATCAATTGATAGCACTGCTCAAAGCGTCGGCGGTTTATCCCGCTGTGTTTAAGACCGTCAAGGCTGCAGAGGATCTGGAACCCACTGCGGATACTGCGCACGAATACCCTGCTGTATTTTTTTTCCCAGGCAAAGATTCCGGTGGTCGTGCGATCTCTCATAACCCTGTCAATCAGGAAATCACGCGACTCGTTAACTGCTACGTTGTTGGCCCTGTGGAGGACATGCAGGATCTTGTTGATGCGCTAAGGCCGGTGATACTGACTTACAAACATTCACCTCAGCACTCACGGCTGACACTCGCCGAAGGAAATCCCTGGGAAATAAAAGGCGACATGTGGTGGGTGGAAACTTACCAAACCTCATACAACCAAAATTAACGGAGAGACTATGCACAATCGTGGCGGTACCTATCTGATTAAGAACGGTAAAAAAAGCCAATTGACGCCGGGGCAGCGGCAGACGTTTTTGGATCGTGAGAATAGAGCATTAAAAGAACCGCAGGGCGAAGATCTGGATACCTCAGTCTCGGCCGCACCAGCAACCACCACCGGCCGCGGCCGAAAATCAACGCGAGGTAACATCTGATGTACATAAAAGAGCACTACTTACTGGCTAAAGCGCAGGCTGTTGCGCATGTTGCCGAAGCGCCAGTCGGCGTCAATGCAATCGAAGCATTTGATATTAATATCACACCGCTGACCGGACCTGTACTTTCCCGCGACAATATTGCGCGTGGCTTTCATGGCGCGGGCGAAGAGATCATGTTGGAGCAGTTGGTTAACATCACCTTCAAAACTTATCTTTCGAATTCTGGCACGGCTGGGACACCGCCTGCGTTCGGTGTTTTGCTCGTGGCTTGTCACTGTTCAGAGACAATTGTTGAGGGTACCAGCGTCACCTACGCGCCTGCGGTTACAGCTGTGCCAGTGACCATGTTTTACGACATCGGTAATGGCGCTAACACTCAGCGGCACACTATCAGCGATTGTAAGGGTGATGTGTCTCTGGACGAAACCGCAAACCAAAAAGGCGTGCTGACTTACACGATGACTGGTTTTTACACGCGCCCAGCGACAGCTACTGAGATTACCCCAGTGTTGACTTCATTCCTGACCGGCAAAACGTTTGATGAAGACAACGTACCGACCTTTGAAGTTCATGGATTTTCACCGATCGTACTTTCGTATTCAGTCAAGCCCGGCGTTGAAATCAAGCCACGAAACCTGGTTGGTTTCAAGGGTGTTGATTTTGTTACACGTAAATCCGTTGGCTCTCTATCCGTGCTGGCTCCAACACTGGGCACGAAGAACTTTTTCACCAGCGTGGAATCCTACAATGCGATTGTGACCGGGCCGCTAAGCATCGTGCGCGGTACAGTTGCGGGTCAGATCGAAACGATTACAGCCGGCAAAGTTCAGCTGCACAACCTCGCTTTGGGGGAAGACAACGGCCGTGAAAAGCTTGATATGGACATGTTGCTGATACCCAGTGCCGGCGACGATGAGTGGAGCATTGCGTTCACTTGATGCAAGTTAGGCCCCGGCGTTGGTTCCGTCCGTACCGCGCCGGGTGCCTTTCAAACTTACGGGCTCAATACGGACGATAAAAAAATGATATTGAAAGGCCAGAAAGACGAAATACAAATTGTTGTGAATGTTGACGCTGAAAGTGACAAAGGTCGAATCATCCGCGACAAGCTGGTGATCAAGGTCAGGACATATAAAGTAAGCGAGAAGACAAAGCTTTTGAATGAAATCGATGGCGTTAAAGGCATTGATTTTATTAAAGAGCACTTGATTGAGTGGGACGAATTTGTAGACGCAGAAGGGAAGACAATTGCGTTCACAGAGGCAAATGTTGAAGACGTTTGCGAAGTCGGGCCTTATTACGAAGCGTTGCTTGAGGCTGTAAAAGAAGGCGTTTTTGGCAAGAGGTTAAACCAAAAACTAAAAAACTGATGGAGGTGGGCCGCTACTGGGCTCGGGCGCAGACAGTGTCGACTAAGCACCGATCTGCGCCTGGCGCCACCGGGAAAGGTGCGTCAATGATACGCCTTCCGGATCGCCCGGATGATGCCGGCAGAGATACGTACTGGGATCTGCCTGATCAATTTGTTGTGATGCACGAAAACTGGCCGACATGGCAGATTTTTCAGCACTGCTGTGATCAATGGCATTTGGTTTTTGTGCCAACGGCCGGGGGTGGCAGCCTGCCAATTTATCAGTCGTTCAATCTGCAATCGGTAGAGTCTGCACTTCGCTGTTTTAACGTCCGATCAAGTCAGCGCAAGCGGATATTCCGGCATATTAAATATGTCATCGATGGGGCTAAGAGTATTTTAAATGGCAACGGAAAAGAAAATACAGACAACGCTGGTCATAAAAGGTGACTCGAAGGACGGCGTACGTCAATTAAATCTGACCGGCAAAGAGCTGGACTCTCTGCTCGCCAAGCAAAATAAAACTATCTCTGTCAGCAAACAAATGTCCGAAGGCTACGGGAAGGTTACTCAAAGCCTGTCTAAATATGCCATGGTGGCCGGCGGTGCGGTAGTTGCTGCCGGCGTCGCCATGGTTGTCAGCCAGATGCCGGTGATTGATCGTCTGGCAAAAGTTTCTGACCAGTTGGGCATGGCCACGGAGAAGCTGGTTGGGTACCAGCATGCGGCCAACATGGGCGGGGTCAGTAATGAGCAGTTTGTAAAAGCCATGCAAACGATGACTAAAAACATCGGTGATGCCTCTATGGGCATTGGCCGGGCGCGAGTCGCCATTGATGAGCTTGGACTTTCTAGCGATGAGTTTTTTAAGCTCAACACAGATCAGCAGTATGAACTGATCTCAGACAAAATAGCCGGTCTGGATTCAGCTCAGCAGAAAGCGGCCATCGCTTCAAAAATTTTCGGTGACGCCGGTATTGATCTGGTTAATACGTTAAACCTGGGTAGCGCCGGGATCGCTGAGCTCGCTAGGCAAACAGATATCGCCGGCACGGCATTAACCCGAATCGATGCGGCAAAAGTCGAGCAGGCGAGTGATGCGCTTTCAACTGCGAAAATGCTGGGCACTGGTTTTGCGCAGCAGATAACGGTCGCGGTCTCACCGGTGATTACCGATCTGGCGACTCGCGTTTTTGGTGTCGCTGAAGAGATGGGGGGCATGGCATCTGTCGCTGAGAAAGTGTTCGGCTACGTTATAACTGCTGCTGGGTTTGTAGGTGACGCATTTCGTGGTGTGCAGATTATTGTAAAAGGCATCCAGGTTGTGGTTGCCGGCATTGCAACAGCTGCAATCAACAGCTTTGGTATGGTGATCGAGGGGTACAGGGAATTAGCAAACCTGATACCAGGCATAAAAATTAACTACGAAGAGACTGGTTTCGGCCGGCTTGAGCAGGCTGTCTCTCACACGTTTACAACGTTAACCAGCGAGCTTAATGATTTGATGCTCGCACAGATCCCGTCTCAAAAGCTTGATGCGTACATTGCTGATGTTACTCGCGCTTCCGTTTCGGCGGCTGAGGCTGTGATAGATAGCAACGTTCGGATGGCGGAATCATCTGATGAGATAACCATCTCAAGTGCCGAGATGACAAAAATACAGGATGAACTTATTGGTCGCTATCATCCGCTGCAGGCCGCTACTAAAAAATACGAAGATGAGTTGGCGAAGCTGGCGAAAGTGCAAGGCCAGATAGCTGATGAGGACTATGCGCGGATACTGGCAGGCATTGAAAAAGCATACAGAGACACGACTAATGCGATCACCGGATCAGGCAGTGAGCTGGGCAAAATCCAAGATGAGTTAATCGGTCGCTACAACCCTCTGCAGGCAGCTACTGCAAAATACAATGCTGAGCTGGCTAAACTCAAGATGCTGCATGGAACCATCAGCCAGTCGGATTACGACCGGTATTTATCGGGCATAGAAAACAGCTACCGAACCACAGCCCTTGGTATAGCGGAGGCAGAAAGGAAAACCCGCGTGCTGGGCAGTCAGTCCGAACTGCTGGCTAAGTCCTATGAAGAGGCTCTCAAGCGCGTAGACGCATCCTTCGCCCGCGCCTGGTCAGGTGCTGGCGAAGGGTTTGATAAGCTCGCTGGCGATCTGAAAAAGAGCATGAAAGACCTGCTCGGAGAGCTTGCTCACCAGGCAATCACCCAGCCTATCCTTGTGAAGCTGGGGATGGTTACATCGAGCGGTGGGTTATCTGCTCCGGGAACCGGGGGCTCAGTTGCGAATTCTCTTCTCGGAACAGGTGTCGGTGGCATTGCTGCAAACTCTTTGATCGGCGCCGGTGTTTCTGCAATTACCAGCAGCCTGCTGAAAGGCGTTGCGGGTTCGGCATCGTTTGTGGGCCCTTTGGCGCCAACAGGGGCGGGTGCGGCTGCAGGGCTTGGCGGAACTATAACTGGCGCACTTGGCTCTGCTGCAAGCTCTGTGATGGGCGTGCTCTCTGCGATTCCTGGTTGGGGCTGGGCGTTAGCTGGACTGGCGCTTCTCGGCAATCATATCTCAAAGGGTGACGGATGGAAGCGAGCGAGCATTGGCTTCTCAGTAGGTCCGCAACCCGTTGTAAAAGATAAGCATGAATTTGGCAAAACTGAGTTCGCATCAGGTTTGGATATTACACTGATCAACCGTCGTGGATCGGAAGAGGCCGCAAACGTCATCGCTACTATGTTTCAGGCGATTGATGCAGAGGCGGTGCGACTTGTGGAGCTCGCCGGCGGTCGGCTGAATCTGAAGAATGTGGATCTGGCCGGGACCCATGCAGATTTCGGCGTTAACAACGGAAACTTCTTCGGGTTGCGCGGTGGTAAAAATGGACTTGAAGACGAAGGTGCGCTGCTGCCTTTGTTAAGCTCGTTTACTCGGCAGATTTTGCAACACGTAGAAGGGCTGGATGAAGAATTAATGTCGGTTCTGCAGAATGCCACAGGCACCGCAGAGCAGATACTGGCACAGTTTGCAGATGCACTGGCTCTGCGTGAGCCAGACACGCAGGCTGTGGCAGAGGCGCTGCAGGCTGTTGTTACGGTTGAGACTGAGCTGGCGTCGACTCGTATGGAGTCTGTGAAACTGATGCTAGTTACAACTAAAGCGGCAGCCAATTTGCAGTCCAGTATCAGAGATCAGATATACACACTGCAGGGGATTGCGCTGCTGTCTCAAGTCGCTGTAGGTGACGTGGATGGCAGGATCGCTGAGATCGCGCAGTTGAGGCAGGCGGCCGTTGCATCACACGCTGAGCAGATGCGCATGGAGCAGGAGCTCTACAATCGTCGCCTTTCTCTGACACGAGATCTCAAAGACTACGCCATAAGCCTGCAGATTGGCGACAAAAGCATTTTGAGCCCGGCTGATCAACTGACACTTGCGCAAAAACAGTTCCGCAAATTATCCGATGCGGTCAACGATGAAACGCTTTCGAATGAAGAGAGGTTGGCTGCAGGTGAGGGATTAAAGTCTGCTGGCGACTCTTACCTGGATGCAGCGCGAGGTATGTTTGCAAGCTCGGGTGCATATAAAGATATTTTCCGGGAAGTGCTTGGTGTTGTAGAGAATACATCGGCTCTCGCGGATCCCGGTGCAGCTTTCGATCCGACTGCCGCGAATAATGCGCTGATCTCAGAACTGAACTCTCTGCGTGCTGAGCTGGCTGTTATCACCTCTGACAGCACGAATAAAGTTGTTGATGAGCTGGTTCTGATCAAAGGTTTTATAGAAGACCTGGCACCAGATCTGGCTGCGGCAATTAGCGCAACCATGGGCGTTTTCATGCGCGGGCTTGAAAGCAAAGGGACGTACACCGAAGTAATCGCGGACAAAATTCCAAAAGGCACTTTGGCCGAATCCGGCGCCAATGATTACCTGGGGAATCTCGGATTAGGGGCGGTTGATGACTATCGTTCCAAGCGAAACGATTCAATACCTTTGGCCGATATTGCAGCGTACGTAGCAGAAGTCGAGGCCAGCGGCGCCAGCTGGGTTGATAAAGTAACTGCAGTGTATACGGCGGCAATTGAGAACGGTGTCGGATCCGGACAGCTCGCCGAGGCGACCAGCTATGATCAACAGGAAATAATTGACGCCGTTGTTGGCGTGGGGCTGCCTCCATTTAACAGCTACGTGTATCCACCCGCTGCACCCGCTGCACCCGCTGCAGCGGTTGCAGCCAATGATGGGGATAAGCGCAATGAGTCCGCTTCTTCCGCGGAGATCGCATCGTACGTAACCGGCGTGATGAGCAGCGGGGCCAGCTGGATAGATCAGATCAAGATGATCTACGACGCTGCGAACGACAACGGCATTGGGTCAAAACAGCTGGCCGAGGCGACCGGTTTTACTCAGCAGGAAATTATCGATGCAGCTCTAAGTGCCGGTCTGCCATCTTTCAGCGGCGGGGGCAGGGGCACAGGTCCGGAGTCGGGCTGGTTGGCGCTCATGCACGGTACTGAAGACGTGATGCCGGTCAATGGCTCTGGCGGGATCCGCGACTTGATCACTGAAATTCAGGGACAAAACAAACTTTTGAGACTGGTATCTGACAACATCGAGACCGTTCAGCAGGCCATATACAATGTGGGCATGCACGCCGCTGAGCAGCGTGAAGCGCTCAAAACTATTGATAACAGCTCACTTACTGAGCTGCAAAAATTAACAGTGAGGCGGGCAAATGGCTCTATCGGATAGCGAGTGGTTGGCGTGGCTTGAGAGTGACGATACACAGCCCGTGGTGCTAATTGAGGCTGGTTACTATGACGGGTCAGCAAAAACTTTATATGCAAGCGACGCGGGGTACATTGATCCATACGATGTTGATGCGCCACTTTATCCAGCGATCATCGATAGTGACATAGTTGTTGATGACCAGATTGACGCAGTGCTTTTATCCACGATCGATATCCTTGATGACGAGGATACGATTGCAGATTATCAGTTCGTTGGTTTTAGTTTTAAGATTTTTTACGGTGATCGAGCCTGGCCCCGGTTAGACTTTCGACAAGAGGGTTTCGGCAAAACAAAGAACTTTTTACGACCAAAAACTGGCACATATCGATTTTCCTTTGAGGACACAGGGCGCGAGTACTTCGACCAGTTAATCAAAGGTAACGGTAAAGGCTCGGATGTCGGAATGCCCTTTGTGTTTGGCCGCGCTTTTAACGTCAGGCCTGTGCGAAAAACCAGCACGATGTACATCTTTTTTACGCCTGCAGTCGTGATCTACACGGATACCACCGTCAGGGATTCGGGCGTTGACCTGGTGTTAGGTGAATCCGATGACTGGACGCTGAATCTGTCTGTTGATGGATCAGGAGATGGACTGGAAATGGGGATCGTTCTCAATTCGGTTCCTGCCGGCGACATAACATGCGACCCGGTTCCGTTCACAGCTTCGTCTTCCCATTTGACATCGATTCTAGCCCAGGTGAACGCATATGTTAAGCGGCCCTTTCCCGTCGCCGCCAGCGTTTCAGCGTTCGATTTAATCCCGTTGGGTTACGTTTGCTACAGCTATATTTCCGTCCAAGAGATGTTGACTGAAATGGCCGCATCGCTGGGAGCTAATCCGCGCATTAATCTTGATGGAGAAATGGAGTTTATCCGCATCGACGCGCCCGCATCTCCAACTCGAACCGTTACAGTCTCAAACATGACGATGGGAGATCTGGCGCTTTACGAAAGGGAGCCGCCTTATTTGTCGTTGGAGCTGGGTTATAAGCGCAACTGGACAGTGCAATCAACAGAGCTTGCGGGTTCGTTGAGCGCTGCTAATTATGCGCTGTATGGAAAAGAGTACTCGTACCTGGGTGACTCCCGGTTGTTGCCGTCGTATCCATTCAGTATGCCGCAAAAAACGGAAACACTGATTTTCGTGGAAGCGGATGCACAAGCTGAGCTGGATCGTCGTTTTGCGCTGCGTGCAGTAGAGCGATCACGTTGGTCATTCACCGGAGATGCTACCTGTATTTTTGACAGGATCGGGACAACAATTTCAGTTGTTGATCAGGAGTCTGGCATTGAGGATGACTTTGTTGTGATTGGAAACCGGAAAAATCTAACGCAAAGGGTTTGCGAACTGGCGGTGTGGAAATGAGCTTAAGAGACACGTTTCACATTGGATGGCAGAATGAATTAGTGGGCATGGCTTTAAGCTCCACGATAGCTGCAGAGGCAGCTCATCCGCTGCTGAACGTGCTGAGTCAAATTAAGCGTAAACCTGCGCGCTGGGATATGACGGGTGAGAGTACTTTGTCTATCAAAGGAACATCAGTAAACCAGTTTTCTCTGACGGCTTTTATCCTAAAGGGGCACAATCTGGCGTCAGATGCCACAGTTAGAATCCGTGTTTTCGCAGGAGAGAGTCAAACAGGTGATGTTAGCTACGACTCTGACGATGTTCCAGGCGCCGATAAAATCTACACAATTAAACCGTGGGGCGAGTCGATAGCCGGCATTGATCCGTGGGGAAATTATTATGACCCATCGTCTAATCTGGATCGGGTTTATAGCTTGCCACTTACATCGACGGTTCGCGGGAAGTCGGTCCAGATTGATCTCTTTGTGCCCACTCCAACAAATGGTTTTGTCGAGATAGACAAACTGGCCGCATTTTTCGCCTGGGCCCCAGCGTACGGATTCGATCGCGGCAGCGTTGCGACTATCGCTGACGATAGCAAGCACACAGTGATGAGATCCGGGGGCGTTAGAACCACCACTCTTCCAGCTCGCCGCCGGCTTGATTACGACTTCAATTTTCTGCCAGACACTGACCGCAACGTGTTCATGTCAATCCTCGAAGAGCGCGGTAAAGGGGGTGATTTATACATCATCTCTAATCCGTCCTGGACTGGATATGACAAGTTCCTCGGCTCCAGCATTTTCCGGCGTGATAACGACGCGTCATACAAAAACATGTATCACAATGGCAATACCCTCGCTGGCCGATTCCTGGAGAACTAAATGGCGATCAATCTACAACCGGCGAAGATCGAGATCGGAGCCACTAACTACCCGGAAAAGCACAACGCTGCTGTCGATGCGCTGGAAGCCGGCGTCAATGCGGGCCTTGTTGAGCTTGGTGGGTATTCTGCTAATGCAACGACAAAAGCTTCTGAAGCTGCAAGCTCTGCTGCTGCAGCAGAAGCTTCACAGGAACTTGCAGGTATTAAAGCTGTTGAGGCAGATGCCAGTGCTGGCACTGCGGGTAACAGTGCCACCACTGCTGCTGAGCAGGCAGTTATTGCAGTAGATGCGCAGGCAGTGACCACTGCAAATGTCTCTGAGATAGATGTATTTCTCATGAGCCACACCTCCGCGATTATCACCCTACAAAACATACACGCACTGGAGCTTTTATAATGCCCACAACTGCTGAACAACTGGCTGATTTAATCAGTAATACCGACGCATTATTAACTACTGTTGTTGAGGTTAATGATACCTTCACTGCGTCAAAACTCACCGCTGTTGCGGCGGCAGTTGACGCCACTACGCAAGCCGGTATTGCAACCGCTCAGGCAGGGCTTGCCGAAACCAACGGATCCACTCAAGCGGGCCTGGCTGCCGCGCAAGCCGCGCTGGCTCAGAGCGCAGCAGTTGATGCTGTCGCCGCCAAAAACGATGCCGCGATGATCGTCTACGGCGGGGGTTACTCAACTACGCCCAAGGGCGCGAATGTCCCGATCTCCCGCGCTGACGGCACGATTGATCCCGGGTGGTACGCGGTCCTCAACAATATAGGCACGCCAGGCGCGGCAGGCTTTGGTGTTGGGATATGCCCTGAAACCCTCCCGGCGGGCATGGCGGTAATGTCAGGCTACAGCGACTCAATGCACGACAATTATGGCAACTACCAGTTTTCAGACGGGTCAGTGATGTGCTGGGTGCCCGCGTTTTATTATAAATACGGCACCGGTGCGAATGGGTTTGCGGTTAATATCGTCAGCATTAAGCCGCACGCTTCCTTCGTTTCAGTTAGCGAGGCAGCAGAGCAGGGCTACGCGCTCCACAGGGCGTTTTACGATGCTGGAGTGGTCAAGAGCGGCGTGTTTGTTGATAAATATCTTTGCAGCAATAACGCAGGCACAGCATCAAGCTTGAAACTGGGCAACCCGCTGTCCTCAAATGCGGCGCATAATCCGTTCTCGGGGCTGACGGGTGCTCCAGCAAACGCACACCACGGCGCCATTGTGTCTGCAAAAACGCGCGGAGTGGGCTTTTTCTGTAGCAGCTTGTTTATTTTCAAAGCCTTGGCGCTGCTGTCACTAGCTCACGCGCAGGCTAGCACCAACGCGACGTATTGCGCTTGGTATCACGCAACAAACAACTTCCCCAAGGGCTGCAATAACAACGCGCTTGGCGACCAGAACGACGGCGCCTTGTCCTTTATCGGCGATGGCTATCTCAACGCGTGCAAAACAGGCTCTGGAAGCACGCTGGCAAAAACAACGCATAACGGCCAAAATAGCGGCATCGCAGATTTAAACGGCGCGATGTGGGAAATCACGCCCGGCTTAACGATGGACGGCTCAACAACCGCAGACAAATTCTATGTGCTGAAAACTACGGCCTCGATGAAGGACCTGACCAGCGGCTCAGCCCTGGCAACCGACTTGTGGGGAGCAACCGGGCACGCGGCGCTGTATGACGATCTCGGGCTAATGAGCGCGTTCGCCGGGTACGCGCTGAACTTCAGCGATCGCGTGTTGACGTACGGCAATGCAGGGCAAGTGCTCAGCGCAGCGACCAGCGGAACCGCCTGGAAAATGACCGGCGCTGGCGTACCCCTACTCTCGGGCGGCTCGAATGCGTTCGGGAACGACTATTTATCAGATTACAGCACGGCCGATATGTGCCCTCGCTCGGGCGGCGGCTGGAGCACTGGCGCGAATGCCGGGCTCTGGGCGCTGAGCCTGAACGCCTCGCGGGCGCACTCGAACAGCTCCGTGGGGTTTCGCGCGGCCTTGTATCTCTGAGGGGTTGAGCGATAGCGATGGCCCTTCACTCCGAAGCAAAACTGGACAAAAAATTCACTGAGTTCGCAAAGCTGATGAATGTGTATTTGAACCATTTTCCTAGGCACGAAAAGTACGCACTGGCTCAAGATATCCGGCGCACCGCTTATGACGTGTATGGGCACATCGTCGAGGCACAAAAGCGCTATCACAAAAAGACGACGCTCACGAACTTGGATATCAAGCATGAGCAGCTGCGAATGTTTCTGCGCCTGGCCTTTGAGCTGGGCTATTTCCAGTTCAGGGACGGCAAAACCAGTGACGTGCAGCCTGAGCGATTGGCCGAAAACAGATACATGACCATCTCGCTGATGGTCGATGAATTAGGGCGCATGATTGGCGGCTGGATGGCTGTCGAGCATGGCCCTGATAAACGGGAGACATCTTAATATGTGCCCTCTATCGGGCGGCAACTGGAACAATGGCGCGAATGCCGGGCTCTGGGCGCTGAACCTGAACAACTCGCGGACGAACTCGAACAACAACGTGGGGTTTCGCGCGGACTCGGATTTACCAAACGCATCGAAGGATGATGGTGGAGCCAAGGGAGATGTTTTCCGGCAGCTGCTGGCTGCGAAATCGGCGTGCATTCGCCTTTCTGGTAGGGCCGATGCCGGTCTCGAAGGTCAGGCGCAATGAAACGTCACGGACATTTATATGAGCGGGCCTTTACACCCCTGGCGCTGTATCGGGCCTACTTGGATGCGCGCCGAGGCAAGCGCGCAACCAGAGCCTGCTTCAATTTTGAGAGGACACTGGCATCGAATCTCAGCGCTCTGCACGACGAATTAAGCGAAGGCACCTACACGATCAAGCCTTACTACAGCTTTATGGTGTATGAGCCCAAGCCGCGCCGGATCTTCGCGCCGGCATTCAGGGACACGGTTGTTCAGCATGCTATTTACCGCTTGGTCTACCCGCTGTTTGACAAGACGTTTATCGACCAGTCCTTTGCCTGCCGCAAAGGAAAGGGCACGCATAAGGCGGCTGATTACGCCCAGGAAGCCCTGCAAGCATGTCCACGGGACAGCTGCGCAATCAAGCTGGATATCCGTAAATTCTTTTATCGGATTGATAGGGTGGTCCTACGCGGCCAACTGGAGCGAGTGATCAAGGACCGCCGCTTTGTCGATCTGATGATGACGTTTGCCGAATACGGTGAGCCGGTGGGAATTCCTATCGGGAATCTGCTCAGCCAAGTCTATGCGCTGATCTATCTTAATCCGTTGGATCATTTTATCAAACGCGAGCTCAAGGTGGATTTTTACTGTCGTTACGTTGATGATTTCGTGCTGTTCGGCCTGAGCCGCCAGCAGTGCGTTGATTACAAGGATCAGATCGAGCACTTCATTGCGTCTCGTCTCAACCTTGAGTTCTCTAAGCACACCATTGCTCCTGTGAGCCGCGGCATCAACTTTGTCGGCTACCGCACCTGGGCCGGCAAGCGATTTATCCGGAAACACAGTTTGTACAATTTCACCAAAGCAGCTAAAAAATCCAAACTTGATAGCGTGATATCAATACTAGGTCACGCCAAAAACACTCATACTTTAAGATCATTGATTAATAATCTCCGGAGCAATCATTATGCCGTCTATTTACAGTTACCAGAAATTTATCGACAGCCAGCGTACAGTTGAGATCAATCTGCCAACCATCAACGGAGAGCGGCAAGGCACAGAGCTGGCGACGGTTGATGGAGTGACTTACATATCGCTGCCCGACGGAGTCAATCTCTCAGCTGATCAGCCCGCTGAGATAGCCACAAGCGTCAGTGTTGTCACTCTTACGAGCAGTTTGAGGTCATCTATAAAGGCGGCCAGCCCATCTTGCAGATTGATCGCGCAGCGCATGATTGACCAGATCCGCGCTGCGTACAGCATTGATGATGAGATGTATTTTGCTCGTATCGGGGTCGGGGCTGCAACGGGCCTTTATCTGCCGGATGAATCGGAGATGCAGGAGATGACTATTTTTGGCGAGTTCGTTGAGTCGGTCCGTCAATGGGGCAGAGATGAGCGGGCGGCGCTGGGGGTGTAAAAGAGCCAGGGAAAATATCGGGACGATCAATGAATATTCGTTTATCCGAATCTGGCTTATAAACCTTGCGTAGATTTTGCGTGATTTAGTGACGATTAGTAGTGCTTTAAGCTGACAATCTGCAACGAACGCCAACGTTTTGTTGTTTAAAATCAGTGTCTTCTTGACGCAATCCCTATCTACGAACTAGGGGGTCGCATGTTCGAATCATGCCGGGTGCACCAGATAAAGTAAGTAATAACAGTGGCTTAGAAGTCTTATCCGTTCACCACCTTCAGCCTTACAATATTCAGTGCGTGATTTTTGCGTGATTTCCTTTCGCAAAGCTTGCTCACAGCGCTGAGTAACTCCTGTATTTCCGGGGCAGAATAATGCGACGTGATGTCGCCATTGCTGTGACCCAACAGCACCTTCCTTGTCTCCAAAGCAACACCTGCAGCCCGTAACCGGCGACCGAATGTGTGCCTTAAATTGTGTACGCCTTTCAGGTGCTTCTCATCAGTCGGCAGGCCGGCGCGGATCCACGCTTTACTCCAGCTGCTGTTGTTCATCCTGCTCACTGGCTTGTCGTTATAGCTGAACACGTGAGTCGGATGCACTGAACGCTGCGAGTCGACCACTGACTTGGCAATGTCGTTAAGTACCACCAGTCGATCCTGTCGGTTCTTAACTCCTTTGCCGGGCGTCAGCTCCTCGTCGCCAGGAATGATAAACACGCGTCCCTTCAGCTCATCATTATCCGTATGCCACTCCCACTTCCAACGCAGCCCGCAAACCTCCGCCTGCCGGCATCCTGTGTTGACTTTGTACAGCGTCATTCTGGCAAGATGTGCCGGTTGGGTCATAATCAACCTGTCCTGCTCATCCCAGTCCAGTGGGTACGCCTTTGCCGCATCGCTCATACCTTTAGGCGGCTGCTGCATGGTGATCATTGGCGGCACTTCCAGCCACGTTAAACCGCTGTCCGGATGGCGCCATGATCTGCTGGCAAGATTCAATATTTTGCGTACTAAACCCAGCGCCAGATTGATCGACTTTGTTTTTCTACCCTTTTCCCGACGCGCTTTAACGAAGCTGGCCAGCGTGTCATCGTGCACCTGCTGCAAACTCAGCTGCCCAATGTATGGGTTTAAATCCTCCAGATGATACGAGTCATCAACGATCGATGCCCGCGCCTGGTTGTCGATCAGGTACTTTGCCGCTGCGTCTTGCCAGAGTCGGACCGGGCGCGTCTGGAACCGGCGCGCCCGGATCTCCTCGATGCGTTGCCGCAGGTATTCTTCGGCTGCTGCGAGCGAATCAGTTCCAGTGCTTTCGCAAAGTCGTCCGTGCCCTCTGATCGATTTGTCGATGTGCCACATGTCGCCTCGTTTGACGAGTCCTGGCGTCTTTTTTCGCCCCATTGCATTTCTCCTGTTAGTTTTGCGGGACGTCCGTTGCAGCTCTTATATTGGTCCGCCCACGCATCAAGGTCAAGCCGGTCGTATGCCACTCCCTGTCTGCCGATCGGGATTACGATCAGATAGGGTCGCACCTCTTTATAAAATCTGTTCTTATCCATTCCGAGGTAGCCGGGTGCGTCACGGTGGCGGATGTAGCGCGGTAGCATAATCATCTGATTGACTGTTTCTGACGTTTCGAGGCATCGATAAGGTCGCGGAAAGGATCCGGGCGCAATACGGTGTAGCCTGCATCGCGCAGCAGCTTGCTGGCTGCCTCGCAGCGATCCTGATTCACCAGCACTGGATCTCGCTGCTGGCGCTTCTTAAACCTTCCATCCTTCAACTGTCTTACCGGATCAGCGGGTCGCGGCACTTTTAAACTCACTCCATGCACTGCGCACAACTGGTAAAGCCTGCCGGTGGATATATCGAGTTTTGCCGCGATCTGATCTGGCGACGCCTGGCCCGCCATGGCTTTTATGATCGGTGCGCGTTCCGCCCATGGAATCGGATCCCGGTTGACAAACCGCAAAGGGGGCTCAGTTATCACCGGCTCGGGAGGCGGGGGAGTGGCGCCGGATCTTATGCGCAAACTGATCTTGTGCGTTGAGCATAAAAACGACAGATTGGCGGGCGTGGTGCCCATTCTTTTAGCGATCTCGCTTGCCGGAATCCTGCCGGCCATCGCCCTGATTTCCGGCAACCGATCGAGCCACTTGGATTTCTTTTTTGAAGCGGGCAGATCATTCCTCATGTTGATTCCTTTGCTGCTTTAGATTGGCTCGATGGCGTAAAAGATATATCCAGAAAGCAGTCTCCCCATTGCGATCCAATCGTGTAAACAACTCTCGAATGTTCTTTGATTTCTGGTGTGCCGATTTCTCTAAATCCGAAAGTGGCTGTAATATCTTTAACAACTCGCTCGGGAGAGTTGACAGCGTTCGCCCACGGAACACAAACAAGGTCAAAATCCCGCGATAAACTACCGTGAATAGCAAGCGCATAGCCGTGCTCTCTGGCAATCTCTGCAAGCTCTTTGTACATGCTCGCGTAGACTGGCGCATTGTTGGCTGGCGTCATTGTCCGCGCTCCTTTGCTGCGGTGATTGCATTATCATGCTCCTTATCCCCCTTGTTGGCGTATATCACTGTATCCATGGTTGCTTTTTGGGAGGCGTTGTAATCCTCCGCAGTTTGCAGCGGCAGCGATGGATGCTGGGCAAACGTTGTTTCGATCAGCCAGTGGCCAAACGTGGTGACAGAGTGAACGTTCCTCCCGTGACTCCGCACAACTCCTAGCTCTGCTAACCTGAGTAACTCCTGCTTGGATGCGGTGTACCCGTCCGCATCCGAGTCCCCAGACTGCTCGTAAAAGCCAAGCAAGACAGAAAAATCCTCGCTCGACAAGAAGGCACCGGCAGATTCAAGCTCCCCTGTTTTCAGCACGCTATTTTTCATGTTTACCCCATTGCAGTTATTATGAATTCTTCGGCCGCTTTTGCGTTGATCGCATTGCCATAGCCCTTTAGCCTTCCCGTTTTGTCATCTGGATATTATTGGGAAGTCTTTTCTTGTCACGGGTTTTTCTCACTGAACTAACTCCTGTATCAGCCTCTGTCTGATCTGCATAAGGATAATCCCAAGATGGTTTTTACCATCTCCCTCAAACACTCCCCAGTACCTATCCCGGTGTGTGTTGTGCTCAACAATTTCCCCTTGAACCCGGATCAACATATTTGCCAGATCGGGGTTCTGTCTGAATTTTGCCTCTACTACATGAAACATTATTTTGTTTTTTCTTTGTGCCCACCCAAATCTGAGCTTGGAAGTTCTGCCAATTCTCTTGGCCTGACCTGCGCTCATCATCGGGTCAACAAACTGATCCCTGAACTCCTCAGAAAACTTCATGGACACATACGCATGTTCACTTGAGGGGAATACTCTTCCCTGATAGCTAACCTTCGCAGGGTAGAAGTTTGACAAGAAGAAGTAATCCCCTTTAAAGATCATAGTGGTATTCCTCATGGCACCAGACGTGCGCATCTGCCCATTCACAAAGCTCTGGGTCATCAGGAAAAGGGATCGCGATATGTAAACATGGAGGGCCGCCACAGAACAGGCAAGGTGCCATCACGTTTTTAATCGTCTCAATGTCTGTCACATTGCCTCCTTCGCCGCACTCAAGGCCAAATCTGCTGTTTAAGTTTAGCGATTATCCTGTCGAGAATTTGAATCGACTCCTGCGGTAAATCATAGACGCCATAGTCATAAGCCTGCAGCACGACAGCCGCTTCTTCTTGGGTCAGGTCGAGATCAATCTTGATGTCGCGTGTTAGTGGCTTGTAATACGTCAGCATTTTTGTTTGAAAAATCATGCTTCTATCCTTTTATTCTGTTGATTCGGCTGGCTTAATTGCTACTCAACACATTTGACATAAACAGTTTCTTGTCGCCGATCCTTCACCAGCTCTGGATAGTGTTGCACCAGCGCCATATAGCTTGGCCAGAGCAGATCGGGGTTCTGGGCGTAAAGAATGAAACCCGGCACGACCATGTAATGCAGGTCGTCTATCACGGTGAGTTTCATTCACAGCCTTTGCCGATCCGGGTTGAATCACCATCTGATTCGTAGCTGGTAAACTGTTTCCAGTGACGCCATCCGGAGACGCAGCGGAAGCCCCATTCTCGATACTTCGGGCCCGTGATAAAAAGTGACCAGACCGGGCCATCGACAACCTCAAGCCGGTGAGCGGTGTGGCCGAATCTGAGAACGATGTCCCCTGGCTTACGGATGCGTGCGCGATCGGCATAAACTTCGCGGTAGCTGCCTCGCAAAATAACGCTGATATTCAGCCAGGGATGGTCATGCAGGGCGCGTTCATCGTCGCTTGTGTTAACGCAATGCAGATAAATGTTGTACCAGCTGGTCTGCCTTGTATGCGGCTGAATGCGCTCAAGATTTGGCGTGTCGTGGTCCGTCATGTTTTTTGCTACCCACCAGCGGACCAGATACTTGTTGCCAAT